CTGCATGACGTATCCGGCCCGCTGGAAGCCCGACTCGATGACCGTCCCCGACGCGGCCCCGACGATGGACCCGTTGGCCACGAAGTAGACCTCGCGGTCGTTGTCGGTATAGCCGGGAGCCGTTGCACCGGCAGCCGGCGGTGTCACCCATAACGGTCCCCAGGTCTGAATCCACCCGTGGCGCGCGGCCGCGAGGTTGACCTTGGGGACCCCCATGACCGACGCCTTGGCGCCGCAGGAATTGGTGATGCCACCCACGAGGTGAGCGTAGGGGTTCAACATGATCTCGGTGTAACCGACCGCACTGGCCGCGATGTCAGCAGGCAGCGGCCATTCCAGATCGACCATCACGAGATTCGACGCGGCGGCATCGTTGCCCACGATGAGCATATTGATCGGGTCTTCCTGCGAGTTCCCGATCACGATGTACCCGCCCGCGAGTTCATCCTTGGCGATCGCGCCGTCGGCGGCATACCCGCCACTCGTGACAGTCACCTGCAACCGTCGATCCCCCGCCACGGCGGCGAGAGGGCAGTTGGCTGAGATGTTGACCACGGCCAGATTGTATGCGCCGTAGCCGGACTGGCACTCGGCCGCCGCGTGCCCGTACTTGAACACGCGGCCGTCCCAGGTGATGTTTCGCGTACCGAAGACGTACCGCTGCACCGTCTCGGTCGTGAACGGTCCCAGGTTGTTGTCGCCCGTGTAATCCTTCGGGGCGGCGATGTAATCCAGGGGACCGCGGGGAAGACTGTAGATTTTACTCATGGCCTAAATCTCCTAAGTCTACGGGGTCATGTTTGGCGTCAGGATAGTCCCCGCCGCCGTTAGTTCGTGTCCAACGTGATGCCGACCACGGCCGGGCCTTCGACCCGCGTGGCGCCCATCGACTGCTCGACGTAGACCTGGACGCTGTAGTTCAGGTCGTCACGCTCGCTGATGCGGACCTTCGGTTCCTCCGCGATGGACAGGACGATGGCGCCCTGCGCGAACGCGGCGGACTTCGTGGCCTCGGTGTCCGTGTCGTCGGCGGGCAGGCGGTTGTGCTTGATGAACTTGAACCCCATGTAGGTGTCGATCTGGCCCTGTGCCAGCGCCTTCACGGTGTTGTAGTCCGAGGACTTGACTTCCGTGGTGTTCAGGAGCTGGTTGATGTTGTAGGGGTTCGTGACGAAGTACCGCTGCCGCTCGTCGTCGATGTCCGCATCGTCCAGGAGTTGCTTGCACGTCAGGAGCTTGGCGATGGTCAGCGCCGTCGCGGTCGTGTTCGAGAAATCGCTACCGGCCGTGCAGATCACGCCGCTCGACTCGATCAGTCGAGACTCGCCCACGCTGTGCAAGTTCACGGTCGTCGCCCCGGCGTGACCCGCATAGGCCGCACCGAAGAGGGCCGTGATGATCACGTCGTCGATCTGCCGGTTGGCGGCAGCAACGGCGTTCACGGCGTAGGTGCTTTCGGGGTCGATCAGCATCTTCAACTTGTCAACGTTGTCGATGAGATCGGCCCAGTTGTAGTCGGCCACGGTGAGCCTGCGCCGACTGTGAGGCGTGTCAACATGGGGAGTCGCCGCGTGACGAGTCACAAGCGGCAACATGGACGTGGCGCCCACACGCTCCACGTACATCGTGTCGCCAGTCATCGCCTCCATCCTGCAACACCCGCGCAGTTTGGACTGCTTCTGCTGCGAGAGCAGCATGATGTTGGCTTTGTACTGGTCAACAAAGGCAACAGGGATTTCGATGCTCATGGGTGAACCTTTCCGATGTCAGAGTGCATTGACACAACTTCGGAAAGGTTGCCCGTCGCCGGACCTATCCTGCGACACGCTCGTTGAGCGGGTGCTTTAGCACCATCTTTGGGCCGCTCGCGCGGTTATCCGTACCTCCACTTCCAGGGGGCTTACGCTTGTCCCTGTGGGTGCTTGCTCTTGAACAACCTGTGAACTTGCTCCACGGCCGCCTTGTGACCGGGATGTCCGGCCTTCAAGTAGGCGTCGGTGTTCATCAGGTCGCTGATCTTCATGTCGATGTCCGCCGGCGTGGCCGTCGGCGCGGCCTTGACGCCGTGTTCCGCGAACTTCGCGCCGAGATTGGCCGCGAATCGGATGAAGTCCGGGTCGTTGCCGAATCGCTCAACCACGCGATCCTTGAACTCGCCCTCGCCGCCAGTGCCCTGTTCGATGGCGACGTTCCCCAGGTGAACCTTCTCGTCGTAAGCCGCCCCCCACTCCTTGTGCAGCCCATCGGTCAACCCCTGCATGGCGGCCGTCGCCTCGGCCTCCCTGGTCCTGATGTCCGTGAGAAGGTTGTTGACGTTGAACTGCAACAGGGCCGCCGCCTGCTTCTTCGACAGCCCGATCTTGTGAAAGAGCGCCTGGGCCTCGTCGGCCAACTTGGCGTTCCAGTGTTCCTCCGGTACTTCCGCCGGCCGCTTGAACTGGTAGTCCGCGGCGGTCTCCGGTCGGCCCGCGGCTTTCCAGAACTCCTCCCACTCGCCCGCACTCGAAGTCTCGCCGGGGATCGCCACCTTGTTCTTGCCGACCATGCGCTGCGCGTTGACAAGGCTCTTGGCCAGGCCCTGCACGTCCTTGAACGACTGGAGCGACGGTTCGCCCCGGATGTCCTCCGGCAGCGCCTCCCGCCACTTCTCCGTGAACTTCCCGTCCGTACCAATCATCGCTACCGGCTCGGCCGGCGGCGGGTCGGCAATCGGCGGGTCCATCACCACAGGGTCAGCCATGTTTCTCCTCCTCCTGGTTCGGGTCCGCTGCCATCATCCGGCGTATGTGCAAGAGCATGAACCTCTTGCCCTCGTTGAAAGCCGTGCCTGTCGGGTCGTTGTCCACAAACGTCACTTTGTTCTCAAACCCGATGTCGCTCAACCGCGCCAGCACCCGTTCGCCGTGCGGACCCCCGAATACCTCCTTGAAGTCCATCACGAGTTGCTTAAACTCAGGCCCTGTCATTCCTTCATCGCCCCCATCAACTCAGCGGCGGCGCTGCCGTCCTCAGCCTTCTTCGTCAACGGGCCGTATGCCTTCCCCGCACTCTCCGCCGCCTCGAGCGCCTGGGCCGCGGCCTGCGCCTGTTGCCGGGCCTGCCGCTTGACCGCCACCTCGTCCTCGCTGGCCACGTCCTCGATGTTGACGCCGCTCGTCTCGGCCAGTCGCCGCACACCCTTGTCCACGCCCACAAGGTCCACGGCTTCGGGGAAGATCGGCGCCATGTTCGCCACGACCGACACCCACTGGACGAATCCCTTGGCCTGCTGGTTCCTGAGCGCCAATCCAAGTTCGCCCAGGTACTCAATGCCGAAGACGCCGGCGAGTTCCGGCGGCGGGTAAGGGATGCGACCGTTACGGATAAGGAGCCAGACTGACCGCTCGATGGTGGGGGTAAGCAGCTCCGACTCGATGCGGCTGACGGGCATGGCCAGTCGGCGCAACCCCTCTCGGATGCGCTCGATGATCTCCGTCGTCGTCCGCCGGTCGCCCGTGAGGCTCGACAACTGACCGAAGATGTCGCGGTAGAACGCCTTGTGGATGACCTCCCGCTGGAGTTCCAGCATCTTCTCCGTGACCGGAAAGTTGCCCATCATGCCCTGGTCCAGCGCCTTGATCGTGTTGCCGACCTCCGGCACGTAATTGACCGCCCCCGGCGTGACGTTGACCCGGCCCTCGAAGTTCTGGGCCACCTCGCGCGGGGGATTCACCCATCGGTTGGCACAGTCGGTAAGGTCGCGCATGATCGCCTGCAAGACCTTCACGGCGGAGAGGATTTCCGTACCCTGACCGCGCCCGTACTTCTCACTTGACCCCTTCATCCACCTGGCCACGGCGAACGGGAATCGCTCGAAACCGCCTTCGTCGATGATGGATTTCTCGGCCACGTCAACGTAGTAGGATTCCCACGCCATGTTCGCCATGTCTTCGAACCGTGGATTCCTCGCCTTGCGCGGTCCGACGAGTTGGATGAACTCGAATGTCTTGGCGCTCGTCTCAGGCTTCTTGTCAGCCTCTCTGATCTTCTCTGACACCTTGGCCTCGCCGAACTCCTGAATCGCCTGGTGGGCCGTCATGGTGAAGGTCAGGATGACCGTATCGACGTTGCCGTGGTTGTCCTCAAGAATCTGGTAGGACGAGATCGGGTAGTCCTTGTAGTTCAAGGCCCCGTTCGCCACATCCCACTCGCAGTACAAGTTGCATGTGCCAAACACCGCGAGGCCGCGCAGAGACTCGTTCCATTGCAGCATGAAGTTGGACTCGAACATCTCTTGATGCGTGACTTCGGTTGCCCTGGACAGGTAACGCCGGATGGTGTCGTTCGAGTCGAGGCGGGCATCCTTGGACTTCAGACCGAAGAACTCCTGGCCAGTGGGAATGAGAGCACTGGACAGGCCGGACGCCATTTCCTGCGAGTCGAGAATCGCCGTCGGGTCATAGACCTTCCGGCTCTTATCCTCGCCTGGCGTGCCGATGTCCGTGATCTGGTTCTCGCGGGGGAACACCAAGTCGGCGGTCTCTTGCCAGAGGTTGCGGAAGTTGGACTGTGCCGCCAACTCCCTGTCCCTGAGCGCGATGATCTCAACCGCCGTGTACGGCACGTCAGTCTCCGAGTAGCGTCTTCCCGGCCTTGGTCGTCGCCAGTTCGCCCGTCAAGATGGTCTTGGCGAATCCCGCCCGGCGCTTGGCCAGTCTGGTCGCCCAGTCGCCGGGTTCAGGGCCGACTTGGGGGATTGC